AGTTAATGGTGATCTAAAAGAAATCATTGACAATAAATTTAAAATAAATTTTAATGTACCCCTATTGCTTGAAGCTAAAATTGGTGTAAACTGGTTAGATCAAAAGGAGGTCTAATTATGACAACAACAGAAGTATCGACACTCAACACAGCTAACTTTGCTGAAATGGCTCAGGCCATGGGCATGGGTGCTGACATGTCAAAGGGTCCGGCTAAGGCATCTACACTGCCTCGCCTTCGTATCTGGAATCAGGCTGTCATGGGGCAGGTTGAAGTCAAAGGCAAGATGAAGAACATGGAAGTTGTTCCTGCCGGTATGTTCCGTCTGCAATTGCCAGACGATAAGTACATCTATGCAGAGCAGGCTAACCTGCGTGTGTTTGTACAGCGTTTCATGTACAAGCGTTACGATTCAGACAATAAGACGTATGTCAAAACTCTGATGTCTGAAGATCTGAATGGTGATCTGAAAGACAATACAGGTGGCTTCAACTGCGGTAAGCCTGCAGGATACATTGAAGACTTTCAGGCATTGCCAGATGACGTTAAGACACTGATCAAACAGATCAAACGTGTTCGTGTTCTTCTCGGTGAAGTTGAGCTTATCAATCCTGTCGATGACCAAGGCAATGAGGTCACCGTAGAGTCGCACCCATTCATTTGGGAGATTGACAATCGTGATGCCTTCAAGACCATGGGAGAGCCGTTCACACAGCTTGGGCGTCAAAAGCGACTGCCAGTACAGCACTGGATCAAGTGTGGCTCAGAGGAGCGTACGTTGCCTACAGGGGCATCATTCTTCCTGCCTACACAGGCTCTTGATATGCAGACAACGATTGAGTTGACTGAAGGTGATCAGGAGAAGTTTGCTAACTTTATTGAATGGATTGGTAATTACAATCAGTACATTGTTAATGCATACAACGAAAGTGCAGGCAGTAAAATGTCTAAAGCAGACGAGAATCTTGTAGAAGACTTCATTGACATTGATGAGGAATAGCAATGAATCATCCTGCTGAGATAAAGATACATCGGTATCTTGAGGATGTACGCAAGGCGAAACGTGGCATGAACAGTGCCACTATCGCTCGTATCGTTAGGGATGTACAAGAAGCTGTTGAGAAGCAGTTCAATCAGAGTGAGCGTAAGTTCACAATGCGTATGTCTAACATCGGTAGGCCGTACTGCCAATTGTGGTTTGATAAGAACCAACCAGAGGAAGGTCTTGAACCATCCGCTAACTTCCTGATGAACATGATGATCGGTGACATCGTCGAAGCTGTCTTCAAAGGAGTGTTGACAGAAGCGGGTGTTGAGTTCAGTGATGGATTCAAATCAACACTGACTCTAGGTAAGCACAAGATTGATGGCACACATGATTTGATCATGGATAAGCGTGTTGATGATATTAAGTCAGCATCGCCTTGGTCCTACAACAACAAGTTCAAAGACTATGAGACACTCAAAGAGCATGATGCCTTTGGTTACATAGGACAACTTGCAGGCTATTCCAAAGCACTGGGTGTTGAACCCGGCGGTTGGTGGGTAGTCAACAAAGGCACTGGTGAGTTTAAGTATGTATCTGCATGGGACATGGCTGTCGATAGGCAGGACATCTTAGATGAAGTAGAAGAGAAGGCAGACAAGCTAGCTCAGAATAAGTTTGAGCGTTGCTTTGAACCTGTTGAAGAAACATTCCGTAAGAAGCCAACTGGTAACAAAGTCCTCGCTGAGGAATGTGGTTGGTGTAAATATCGTTACAAGTGTTGGCCCTCAGTACAAGAGCTACCCTCACTTGCATCACAGGCGAAGAACCCGCCTATGGTTGCATACATTGAGATAGCAGATGAGTATAAAGAGAAGCAAGACACGGAGTAACGCAATCAAGCATGGCTATCGCTCAGGTCTAGAACAGACAGTTCTTAACTCCCTGAAGGGTAGAGAGTGTGATGCCAAGTACGAATGCTTCAAGATTGAATGGGAAGATTTGGCATACAGGACGTACACGCCAGACTTCCTTCTGCCCAACGGTATCATCATTGAGACTAAGGGCAGGTTCACTCCTGAAGATCGCATGAAGCACATAGCGATCAAGAAGCAACATCCAAACCTTGATATACGCTTTGTGTTCAGCAACAGTAACTCCAAGTTGCGTAAGGGTTCTAAAACATCCTACGCAATCTGGTGTGAAAGAAATGGATTCCTGTATGCGGACAAGGATGTCCCACAGGAGTGGCTTGACGAGAGAAACAAACCTGCTAAGCTGATGCCTAGTGAGTTCGTAGAATTTCCATTAGAGAAAATCAAAAGGTAGTTATACATGACAGATACAAAAGACAAAGTACATTCATCGTTTGCTGTAGCCATTGAGCCTGAGTTCAACGAGGAAGGTAAGTGGACAGGTGCTGTACACGCTAGCCTAGAAGAGAGCTTTCAGAATGACCTTACTGACGATGAGTTAACACAGATCCGTAGTGTGTGTGGGATGATGGCATCCACACTAACTCTGATGGAGAATGACCCAGACTTTCTGGATTATGTACGTGACTACTTTGTGAATAACTTCTCATCTATGATTGAAGAGTTCATAGAGGATCTTGAAGACGATGAAGAGAAAGCTCCTAATTTCACACAAGAAGGTAACGTCATTAAGCTAAACTTTGATACGAAAACATTTGGGAGTGCGTGATGAGCTTTAAAGATATTCGTAATGATTTGACACCTGAAGTGAATGCACTTCTGGAAGACATGGTAGAATTTGATGAGATCAATAAGCCCATGCATTACAACACAGGTAAATACGAAACATTTGACATCATCGTGGATGTAATGGGCGATTACGAAACAATACCTTATTGCCGTGGCAATGTACTGAAATATATGTTGCACAGGATGTGGAACAAGGGCGATCCACTAGCAAATGTACAAAAGGCAACATGGTACTTAGATAAGCAGACTGGCCTGATGCGCAAAACAGAAGGAACTAACTGGTAATGACTGTCGAAGTTAGGGTTGACTTAGAGTTTGAAATAGATATAACTGAAGTTTCGCCTGAACACAGGAATGAAGATGGAATCACAGAAATCGTCACAGAAGTGCTTGATGCATGTGTCTATGACATTCCGGGTGCGGACCTCAAAAAGTGTGAGCTATCTATTGAAGGAATTGACTAGTGGATTTAACAAAGTACAAAGGCATAACCATAGATCTAGACAGGGATAAAGATCTGACAGATCAAGCGATGGCCTTGCTCAAAGATTATTACATGTTAGATAACGAACTGTATGCACAGCAAGCATTTGCACGTGCGGCAGTTGCGTATTGTGAAGGTGACTATGAATTCGCTCAGCGTATTTATGATTATGCTAGTAAGCGTTGGTTTATGTTCGCTAGTCCTGTGCTTTCAAACGCACCGGCTGACGATAATAAGCCAAAGGGATTGCCAATCTCTTGCTTTCTTACTTATGTTGGTGACACTCTTGAGTCTCTCATCGGCCATAATTCTGAAGTTGCTTGGCTATCCGTAAAGGGTGGTGGTGTCGGTGGTCACTGGTCTTCTGTACGTCCTGTCAGTGACAAGGCACCGGGAGTCGTTCCATTCTTAAAAGTTGTAGACAGTCAGATGACTGCATACAAACAAGGCAAGACCCGTAAGGGTAGCTATGCCGCATACCTTGATGTATCACATCCAGAGATCATTGAGTTCGTAAACTTTAAAGTCCCGACTGGAGGGGACGCTAACCGTAAGTGCTTTAATTTATTTAACGCAGTAAACATTACAGATGCTTTTATGGAGGCAGTAAAAAATGGAGAACAATGGGAACTACGATGCCCTGATTCAGGAGCTATCCGATCTACAATCCAAGCTAGAGAGTTGTGGCAAAGAATACTTGAAGCTCGCTTCAGAACAGGTAGCCCTTACCTCAACTTTATCGACACAGCCCAGCGAGGGTTACCGGATTCTCAAAGAGCACTTGGACTCACAATTAATGGCAGTAACCTGTGCAATGAAATCCATCTCGCTACATCTGAAGAACGTACAGCAGTCTGTTGCCTCTCCTCAGTCAACCTTGAAAAGTGGGACGAGTGGAGAGACACCGGAATGGTTCAAGACTTGGTCAGACTCTTGGACAACGTCCTTAAATTCTTTATCCGACATGCTCCGGAAGAGTTAGAGAAGGCTAAGTACAGTGCGTACATGGAAAGATCAGTTGGTCTCGGAGCAATGGGCTTTCACGGTTACCTGCAGAGCAAAGGAATTGCTTGGGAATCTTGGCAGGCGGCTAGTGAAAACTACCAAATGTTTAAGCGCATCAAGGAAGATGCTCTCAAGTCAACCTACAACCTTGGTAAGGAAAGAGGTGAGTGCCCTGACATGGCAGGTACAGGGCGGCGTAATGCTCATCTACTTGCGATTGCTCCGAACGCTAACTCGTCTATCATTTGTGGTTGCTCAGCGTCTATTGAGCCTATCAAGTCGAATGCGTACACGCACAGAACTCGTGCAGGTGCGCATCTGGTTAAGAACAAAGCGTTAGAGGAAGTTCTGGAGGATCACGGTGAAAATACAGAAAATACGTGGAAAAGCATTATTGCGAACGAAGGCTCAGTACAGCATCTGGAATTCCTCAGTGAGCAAGAACGTAAGGTCTTTCGTACTGCGTTTGAACTTGACCAAGCGTGGGTTGTGGAACATTCGGCCAAGCGTCAGGAATTCATCTGTCAAGGACAGAGTGTTAATTTATTCTTTCCTGCAGGCAGTCCGAAACCGTATGTCAACTCCGTACACATCAAGGCATGGAAGGAAGGTCTCAAAGGACTGTACTATTTACGTACCAATGCCGGTGTGAGTGCTGACAAAGTTGGTGCTTCAGTTGAACGTAACGCATTGAAAGACTTCGCATCAGATGATGATGGTGAAGAGTGTATCTCATGTCAGGGATAGAGCGCAGTCACTACGAGCTAGTATGCTCTGTGTGTCATGGGGAGTTCGACATTGAACTAGAAGGCGGCATTGATGGATACTTAGGTATCCTCCCTGTTGCCTTTTGCTCAATGTGCTACTCAGGACTGGATGAATTTTTCACTCAATTACATGGTTGTCACGTAGAAGATGGAGATGAAGATGAAGATTGACGGACTACATTATGATGTCTATGGCGGTAGCCCCATAGATCGCTTTGACTTAGAAGAAAAGATCATGCAAGCATGGAAGCTTTCTGATGATATCAAGCTTCTGTTTAAATCCGCTGAGCGCATGGATACTGATCAGATGATGTCAGCCTTAGATGGGTTACAGATCTTCGCTGACATGCGCTTTGAGGAGCTATGGGATACATTTGAGAAGTGCGCACAGAACGGTGGTTTCAGAAGTCCTGTGGAACAGCATGAAGAAGATGACACAATTATTTTATTTGACCCAGACACGGGCGACACTATGGAAATGGATAGGGGGTTTGTACTACATGAAAACCCTTGAAGAAAAGCTTTATCAAACATGGCTAAAGCTACTTAAAGCTAGTGTCCGCAACAAGTCACGTAAGATAGCTAAGCTGGAGAGTAAGCTGATACAATTAGAACTGGAGAAGAAGCAATCATGAGCATGAATAGAGGACCAAGTGTATCATTGTATAATGAGTATAGTACATACTCAAAACTAAACTTTGATGAGCTTGGACGTATATACACATATCTTCATGCGGAAAGAGAGAAGTACCTCGACTCCAGCCCCTCTCTCTTTAGCTTCCGTATTCCTGTGTATAAGGAATTAACAGAAGAAGATATAGAGCTAGAAGCAAAATATAATGAGATGCACTTTGTCTGCCTAGCACTGGAAGATGCGGCAGAACAAGTTGAGAAAAAAATGATTGAGTTAAAGGGCGAAAAAGCATTTGAAAAGTTCTGGGAAGAACAGGACGATTCTGATCCACATATTGGATGCTTTGCATACCCTATGTGTCATGAAACCCCAGTCGGTTGTTGCCTTGTCATGGGTGATGCCGTTGAACCAATAGGACATAGATAATGAGCATTGATTTTGATGAAGAGTTTGACCTACTCAAAGCATTGCGCGATGCGCAAGCACTTGAAATGGTTGAAGAAACTGATGCGGGGTGGCAGACCAAGGTAGTGCCTGATGCACTGGCACAAGCCGCCGCAAAAGAAATTGTTGAATTGCGTCAACAAGTTAACGAATTGCGTAACAGATTAGCGAATAAATCAGTTGACTAATTTCCCTCGTTGAGTATAACTACTCAATACTTGTGCCCACTTCGGTGGGCTTTTTTAACCCTACAATAAACGGAGTGGTGCATGCCATTGCTAGAAGAATCAAAGACTTATAAGCCGTTTCTATATCCATGGGCTGTGGAGAAAGCTATCTCACACGAGAAGGTTCACTGGGGTGAATGGGAAGCTAAGCTACAGGATGATGTAGCACAGTGGAATAATGGGAAGTTAACCGATGTCGAAAGAAACCATATTACACAGATCCTTAGACTCTTTACGCAGTCGGATGTCCAAGTTGGAACAAACTACTTGGAATCTTACATACCTAAATTTAAGAATAACGAAATTCGGGCTATGCTTACTAGCTTTGCTAACCGTGAATTTGTTCATCAGCGTTCTTACGCTTTACTTAATGACACACTAGGGTTGCCAGAAGAAGAGTTCTCAGCATTCTTAGAGTATCAGCAGATGGCTGAGAAGATTGAGTTCATGGCTGACATTGATGTGAACACTCAGTCAGGTCTAGCCAAGGCAGTTGCCCGGTCAGTGATTAATGAAGGCATGAGCCTGTTCAGTGCATTCGTAATGCTTCTTAACTACCAACGCACAGGTAAGATGCGTGGCATGTGTGAGATTGTAGAGTGGTCCATCCGTGATGAGACTATGCACTGTGAAGGCATGACAAAACTATTCCGCACATTCTGTGAGGAACATCCACGAATTGTTACAGATGAATTTAAATCAGATATCTACCAAATGGTCAGAGACGCAGTTGCTCTGGAAGACAAAGTTATTGATCTTGCGTATGAGATGGGTGACTTGGAAGGCTTGTCGTCAGAGGAAGTTAAGTTGTATATCAGATACATTGCTGATAGACGGCTTATCCAACTCGGACTTAAAGGTAATTATGGAGTCAAAGAGAACCCGCTTCCGTGGGTGGATTGGGTCATTGCGGGAGACTCTCATAAGAATTTCTTTGAGGGTGTTGTAACAGATTACAATGCCGCAGGTATGGACGGAGATGACTGGGGGTGGCAAGCCGCATGAGCCAAGATCAAGTTAAGCAAGAATTTGAAAAACTTAACAATAAGATCAAGGAAATGGAGGCAGTCATCAGACACCTGAAACGACAAATGCGCAAATAGTGCTTGTTTGAGTACTTGACATTTGATACAATCCACATATAACTATATGGAGGAATAGTTCAATGTCTAAGTTACGCTCAGCCCCTTTGAAAGTACAATTCAGCAAAGGCTACCAAGCGTTTAGGCGTGGATTCACAAAGAACCCATACCAACGC